ATTTGAATATATTGATTGAAAACTATCTGGTATTTTAAATTCTGTATCTTCTATGTGTAATGTTTTATTACCATGAAATACTCTGTCTACATAATGCATATTCTTTTCTCCTTGATGTTTACCTTTTGCGTTACATGCTGAATGAAAACAATACCAACCTATTTTATTTTCTGTTGTATCAATAGCCAAAGTATTTCTACCATTACAGAATGGACAATCCATTCTTGTCTGAGTTTCAGATGGTATGCTTAAACCTTTTATAACTTCTAGCTGTTGTCTATAATTCAACCTGCACTTCCTCGTATGTTATTGTATATCTATCTGTTGCATAAAAATCATTTGCTTCAACTTTCATGAGATTATTATTAAGATAGTATGCTACATTATTTTCTACTTTTTCTATTGTTGGTTCGCTTTCGAATGGGATTATCGCTACTGCTTCTATCCCTAGTCCTGCTAATCTTACTTTGTATTTTTTCATCTTCTTCCCCCTTATCAGAAAAGTTTTCTTTTGTCAAATTGTTTTTTCTTATTTCTTTGTAATATTTTGGATGTTTCCATTCAAACATTGATCTACCTTTTTTCTTGTGCTTACTCGTTTATATCCACTATACCATGATGTATCTCTACCATTTACTTTACACCACTCGTAGTGATTTTCTAAAATTTTTTTTATCTCATCTGCATAACTCATAGTTTACCCTTTCTTTCTTTTCTAGATACATGTGGTAATTCTAATATTTTATAAGATGAATTACCTTTTTTACTAGACCAATTTACATGTACAAATTTATCATTATCAACAGGTTTACCATCATATTTTTTTATGGCTTTCTTAAAACTCATTGCTTCTATTACTTTTTTTTCTCCGTTCCCTCTTACAAATGTATATTGTTTCATAGTTCCTCCCTTATATATCTTTTTAGTTCTGTGTCTTGTACATTGTCTGGTATATTATTTTTATAGAATATCTCGTAACTGTCACTTCCATATTTACCTATACCATACAACTCTGTAGCATCTTTTCCATCCCATGTCAAATAATCTTGCGACATTCTCCATATCCTATTTGCTCTCACATGTTTAAGCCCAAGACCCTCTAGCATAGATGCGATAGTTTCTCTATCAGATTCTAATAGTTCTTCTGCAGTAGGAAATCTCTCAAAGAAAGCAGGTAATAATTTTTTTACTTTCTTTCTACCAGTTTGATTTAAACAGATGACACCTACCATATGTTGCCATGTATTTATAACCTGTTGTTGTACCATTAAATCGTCTCTCATTTTCTTAACTCTGCCCCATCTGCTTCAAGATTATCTAATAGGTTTAAACCCTCAACGATACCCTGTGCCGTATGAATATTATCACAGAAACAAATTACATTTTGTTTTCCATTTTGTAAATCATACATTACTGCATTTTTGTTTGCATAATAATTACCTTTGTAACTATCTGCTTTAAACATATCCTTTGTTATATATTGATCATCTAATATCATTAATGTTCCTTGTAACTTACTTGTTTAACTTTACGACTCCAACAGGCACGACAACTACCACACTCACCATTTTGTTTTGGTGCAGGACATTCCCTACCTACTGCAGGTTTATCTTTATGCACACCAGATGTCCACTTCCAAAATTTAGGTTGTGGGCTATCGACTTTAGTTGTTGATACTCGTAGGCATAAATTCTTTGGTACATCTTTTACATCTATCTGATCTATAATCTGATACTCCCTTGTAGCTAACCAGTATTTTATGTGTGGTGTAAGTTCACACACCTCAAATATTTTCATAAGATGTGAGTAAGATTGTACATCACCAGAATCAAACCATCTGTGATATCTATCTTCCTCTTTTTTGTTTTTATATTTCTGTGTAATAAGTTCTGCCATGTAGTCTACCCACTCTGGTAATTTAATAGCTTGATATCTTTTTTCATACATAGCTTTAACAGCAGGAAATATATAGCAACCTTTACCTGCGTAACATTTATTACAGATTGTACCTTTTATTTCTGCTAACTTACTACCTGTAACACAATACTCGATAGGTATACCCCAAGCATACGAGGGCATCTTACTAGGATTAGATAGTGTGCCTATCTTTTCTTCTATTTCTTTTAATTTTAAATCTTCCATTCTAATCTCCGTATAGCAAAACGTATCTCATCTTTAGTTAGTAGACCTGCTTTGTATCTATCATTTAATCTATTATACAATTTTTGTATATGATCTCTGGTTGTACCTACATGATCACATGCGTCTGCACATGCCTTAGTATAGAACCAGTTTCTAGCTTGAGATATCTCTGCGATAGATAGGTTATGACCTACACCTAACTCAAAGGCATCTTCAAATGCTTGTTGTATTATTCCTATCCAT